ACCGGCCCAGACGTGAGTGCTCTTGATAAAAGGCTTGCGGGAATTGAGGAGAAACTGTCTACGCTGGACAGGATTGACGACAAGATCGACGCTCGTTTCAAGTCCAGCACAGACAAGCGGTTCCAGAACCTCCAGCAATTCAAGGATGCTCTGGACGAGGCGAAGGGGGACGTGAAACTCGCCGCGCGCAACATGCTCCTCGACGAGATGCTGGAGGAACGAAAAGCCTCCCCCGCACCTAGTTCCGGTGGGGATCGTGGCAGGTCGCCCGCCGCGAACGACGAGAGTCTAACCGCGAAGTTCCTGAATGAACTCAAAGACGAGTCCGGTGTAGAACTCACCGACGAAGAGTTGCACAAGGTTTGGGATGGCAAACGCTATACCACCTTGGACGACGCCTTCAAGGACGCCAAGAAGGCCGCATGGAAGAAGGCCAAGGGCGAGAGCATCGGACCCGGCGCGGCCGCGACTGGTGGCGGAAAGCAAGTCACACAGTCGGATACCGATGACGAGCTTCTGGAGCAGTACGAGAAGGCTTCGAAGCAACCCGTTGGTAAGGCCGAGGAACTAAAGAGACTTCGAGAGGAGGCAAAGAAACGCGGCCTCCTGAAATGAACATAGGAGTTTGAAATGACTATCACGCAGAGTTCGACTCTGTCGAACAGCCTGCGCATCCAGTACCTGAACGACTATCAGCAAGGCGCTATGCGGCGTCGGTTCTACGACCAAGTAGCTATGCCTATCGACGGCCTTTCGGCCGCCGCGGGGCAGGCGCAGTCGATGGCCGACATGTGTAAGGGCGGAACTGTTCGGATCACCTTCCTCAGCGACATGAACGTGACCACAACGCCGCTGAGTGAGGTTTCGGACATTACTCCCCAGACACTCGCAGATGCGACCGCTGATGTCACCGTGGACATGTTCGGGGATGGTATCCAGACATCCCAGAAGGCGCTGATTCAATACTTCACCAACTACGGGTCCAGCTCACCGGCGAAGGTCGGGCTGAATATGATGGACCTCGTGGACTTCAAAGCTGGTGAGGCTGCGCTGAATGGGTCTCTGGTGTACCGAGCAGTTGCACGGACAAGTCTGGCGTCAGGCTCGACAGCGCACTACATCTCGGACGGTGTGTTCGCGAACGTCGCGGCTCGTCTGAGCCAGTTCTCATGTCCAGGGTGGGAAGGGGAAGGCAAGCCTACCTCCTGGTCGGCTCTGATGGACCACTTCGTTCTGAACGACATCTCCCACGGTGTCAACGGGACCGTTATCCTGAACGTCGCTCAGTACCAGGACAAGGAAATGGTTCTGAACAACGAAATCGGAAGACTCCACAGTTTCCGGGTCGTTGCCAGCGGTTTCGCGAAGACCCTCTATGGCGCGGGCCTCTCGACTGGCGGGAACACCATCGCCACGACCCTGGCCTCTGCTGCGGCTCGTCTTGCGCGGACCATCGCGTTGGGAAGCTCAACCAACATCGCTGCCGGTCAATGGCTCAATATCATCGACGGCAGGGAGACCTCCTCAACCTTCTACCCGGGCAATGAGCGGGTGAAGTGTGTCGGAGGCACCAGCACGGCCTACGTCATCGTTGGCGAGGGGCCGAACGGCGGACTCCGCTACAGTCACGCGGCCGGAGCAACGGTCGATGACTACGACAGTGTACATACTGTCCTGTTCGGCGGCCCGCAATCTCTGGTCAAGGTCTGGGCTCCCGAAATCGGGGAGTTCGGAGAACTGGTCGGTCCAAAGAAACAAGGTCTTGCTGACCAGTGGACTTCGTTCGCCTGGAAGTGGTTTATCTTGGAGCCACTGCATGAGGCGACTCATGCAACAAATCCCGAATATCGGTGGACGCCTGCAATGGCTACGCCGAGGCACTCACTGGTTCAGTGAGGGCCGTAACGACTACCAAGGGCGACTCTCTGAGTCGAAGGCATAGTCTGAACTGCAAGGAATGATGATGCAAAGCGCAGAAGAGAAACGGGAATACCAGGCCAAATACTACCGAGAACATCGGGAGAAGAAGATTGCCCAGATTTCTGCCAATCAGAAACGGCAACGCCCGATGCGACGGGAGTATGAGAAGGCCCACTATGCCCGTGTCCGCGTGGAAGTGTTTGAACACTACGGACTGTCTTGCGCGTGCTGTGGGGAAACAGAAATCGCCTTCTTGACCATTGACCATGTGAATGGCGGCGGGAATACTCATCGAAGGCAGATTTTCAAGGGCGGTCACGGACCATTCTATCCGTGGCTCAAGGCACGAGGTTTTCCAGAGGGATACCAAACGTTGTGCCAGAACTGTAACACCGCCAAACACAAACTTGGCGAGTGCCCCCACAAGAGACTTGCAGAGTCGGCGGAAACGACCGACCGCCCCGGAAACGGGGTTATCAAGCAACAGATTGTTGGCGGATATGGAAGAGTCAGTGAGAACTGGCTGTACCGCGGCGAGTTCTCCGTAAGCGAAGAGACCTAACATGGGCACATTTGACGGACTCGGTGTACCCCTCTGTGGTGCCTACTCGTGTTACTTGCCCAACGGGACAACGTCCTACCTGGAGGTTGACACTAGTGGCATCTTCAACTTCACGGCCAACACCACTACAGATTTTGCTCCCGCCGCTGTCGCAATGTGGCTTGAGGTGAAAGCCGCCGGGGTAAGCAAGTGGATCGCCCTGTACGCGTCGTGCACGAGTTAAGGGAGGGATGATATGGGCGGATATATGGGCCTATCCCTCGCGATGTACGACACGAATGCGCAGTCCTTTGTGGACAAGGGCACGAAGAACTTCTTCTCGATCACGGTTACGGATGCAACCACAATCACAAGTGGTTACATCCAACCGTTCTACGCGAGCATGACCACGTCCGGGTCGATCACGACGACAAGTTCCCAGATTTGCCCGTTCGCGGCCGACGTGTTCCTCGGTGGGACGATCAGCGCACAGGTGGCTGGGATGTACGTCTACGAGGCCGCCAGTGGCACCCCGGTGCTGGACAACAGCAACATCTCCGGCATCGTCGTGTATCTGGATGACCTCGGGGACACCCCCGGAACGCGATGCGGCATCCAACTGTGCATCGCGGATGCTCACCCCGCATCCTACGACGGGTTCATCTACTGTCGGATCGAGGGTTCGGGGTCGGTAACAAACCTGATCGAGAAAGGTGGCACGGCGACGAATCCGACGTACCTCCTGAAGACGAACGCGGTTGATGGTATGGTGTCAATCGGGGTCGTAGAGGGTAATGTCGCGGCCGCCGCGGGATGGTTGCGGACGCTGATTAACGGTACACAGTACTGGATCGCGTTGCACGCATCCTGCGCCGACTAAGGAGAAACAAGGATGAACCTGTCTGTGCTTGAGAGGCTCGTGGTGCTCAAGGTCCTCCCCAAAGAGGGGGACTACGCGACCCTGAAAATCCTGACGAACCTACGCATGTCTCTGTCGTTCACGGAAGAGGAGATCAAGACGTGGGAAATCGCCAGTGACCTATTGACCGGACGAACGACCTGGAAGGTAGAAGGGGTTGCGGAAATCCCCATCGGAGAGAAGGCCACAGACATCGTCGTGGCGTCGTTCAAGAGGCTCGACAAAGAGAAGAAACTTTCTGTCGAGGACATGAGCACCTACGAGAAGTTCATCTTGACAACTGAATAGGGAGACGAGGCGGGGGCGGAAGAACCGCCCCCGCTTGGCGATAATGGCAAGTTCCGAACTCGGCACATGCAAACTGTGTGGTTGTCCCGTCCGCATCGTGTATCGCACAGACGGGGCGGCGGACCACTATCACGGCATGACGCCGGAGGAGTTGGCGACTGTTCCCAATCCTATTTCTCCTGTGCTCGACCAGTTCCTTCGGGCACAAAGGAAGGGAAAGAGGACGGTTGCTATCAGTGGTTCGGCCTGGACATCCAGATCGTGGGCACCTTACCAAGAGAAGGGCGTAGAGGTCTGGTGTTTCAACGAGATGCATGGACAACTGGGCGTCGGAAAGGCCACCCGCTGGTTCCAACTGCATCACAAGTGGGTGTGGTCTATGGAGCATCGTTTCGGCCACAAGGAATGGTTGTTGCAAGACCGAGATTATCCCCTTTACATGCAGAAGGTTTTTGACGATGTTCCAGGAGCGGTGGTCTTCCCGCTAAGGGAGATACAGGACAAACTCCTAAC